TGGGAGTTCCTAGCGGCGTATTATTGGCGGGGTCGCCGGCAAGAAACGTTCCCACTCTCCCGTTGAGCGCAAGCAAAAACCCGCGCAATTCTTTTACGACGATACTTGTCATCGGAGGGTAGGTGAGCCGGAGCTTCCACATCTGAGATCCGTAATCGTAAATCTGCTCCGTTAGGGTAGTCGGGCTTTGACTTTGCGCCTGCGCGAAATCGAGATCTAAAGATAAAGTTTTCGGTGCTAAGTCTGATCTCTGTGGTAATGTTAGTGGATACGTTATTGTCATCTCGATGCCCGCCTTCTAGATCTATCCTGAACTAAACTCGCCGCATCACGAATAATGTGCGGCTTCATATCCATCACTACTTGTCGAATTCTCATTTCCGATCCGTGCTCCGAGTTCGGTGCGTTTACAACCACGGTAAAATTCCCGCCGCCGTTTGTGCCCGACGTTCCGGCTTCCCCTGACAATCTATTAACTCGAGCGGCTAGAACGGACGGAGCTCTTAAGGCGCGAGTACTCACGCTTGAAAGACTTTTTGCCTGGACTGCTGGATTTTGTGGTTCGGGCGGAGCTTTTATGCCTGCTCCATCAAACAATCCGCCGTCTTTGGCTGCCTGAGTATTTTCATCAAACGAACTTGTGAAAGTGTAGTGAATATTTTTCTCGGTGTTATCCGGGGTTTTGTTTATTTCTTCCGTTACCTTGGCAATTTGAGAGGTCACTTCTGCAAAAGCAACGCCCAACGATTCCATATCTGCGATGATACCGCCGCCAGTCCGGCTTGATGCCTCAGCTAATTGATCTAGATTTTTAATCCCACGTTGAGAAAGTGCTTGAAACAATGCGTTGATTTGCTCAGGGGTGAACCTGGCATCGGCCATCATTTTAGCTTTAAGCTCTTCGAGCGTTTTTACGCCGGCCTCTTTGGCTTCGACCGCTACATTTTTCAGCGCAATAATCGCTTCCTTCCCGCGCCCACCCGAATCAATTAATTGCTGAAAGGCATCTTCGAATTTGCCGATTCCAACTAAGCCCGGCTTTGCCGCTTCCGCAATTCCCTGGAGTGCCACTTCCACTTCGTGCCAACTCATTGAACCATTTTCGCCGGCTGCAACAAGTGCATCTTCAAATTGTTGTACGCTGATTCCTAGTGCTTGAAAAAGAAGCCGAGCGTTGTCGACATTACCGTTTAAATTTTCGGCTAAAATAAAGCCAATTTGGCCGCCGACATCCTCGGTGATCCCTAGTACCTTTGTGAGCCCCTTACCAAGACCGTCAAACACGGTCATGGCTTCAGAGCCCATTGCTTTAAATTGATCGGCCCAATTGCCATCATCAAATCTATCAGATGGGCCAAAGATGATGTTCTTAAGATCTTTTAGCCCTCCAACCCCATCCGGGATTCTAATATTTACTTTAGCTAAAGCATCTTCAAGGAATTTTTCTATTGATTTACGTGCTTGGGTTTCAGCGTTTGTTCCCCCAAACATTTTACCGATTAATTTACCGACCACAGAACCTATTTTATTACCTACTTGCGCGCCCGCTGGTCCGCCGAAATAGGCACCGATTGCTGTACCGGCAACCTCTGAAAGCCCCTCTGCGGTTTCCTTGCTCGATTTGCCTAGTTTTTTTAAAGCATCAACGCTATCTAAAACCGCAGTTGCGTATCCCATCATGGATTCTGTCGCGCCCATCGTCGCAGCATCTCCGCCTTCAGCAAAAATTAATGAGCCGTCCATATTCTGACCGATTGCTTGACTTGCGTCCTGGCCAGCAGCGCTTCCAAAATCTAACCCAAAAGAGCTTCCTAACGATTCGGCTATCGATCCGAGTCCGCTAGTCGAGTCTCCACCACCAACTAATTTACCAAGCATTTCTGCTAAAAATCCGCCGCCGCCGCCGGAGCTTGTTCCGCTGAAAATTGAACCAAGGAACCCTCCGATAATATCGGACGTTCCTTTGTCCGCTCCGAATGCACCAGCAATTTCACCGAACACGCCTGAGAGTTCTTTGCTTGCCTCTTTGGCTGCTTGCGCTGTCTCTTTAAGATTTTCATTTGCGGCTTTAAGTGCATCCTTAAATCTGTCTGCACTATCGGCACCATGCACAAATCCAGTGGCCAAATCTTCTAGCCCCTGTCTGTTTTTGCCTTTGATAAGTTCTTCAATTTGTCCGACGAGTGGGTCTATTACTCCACTAGCCTTATCGACGGCGTCCATAACGCCATCAATATCCTTTGCTACGGATTTCTGAAGTGTTTCAAATTCTCTAGCTACTTGCTTGGCGGATTTTTTTACGGGGTTTACTAAAGCATCACCCTCTAATCTTTCTACGTGATGTTGAATCCCGTCCACCATGTCGGGGACGTAGGAGTGCCCGACAACTTTGTCATACATATCACCAAAAAATCCGGTGACGTCATTTGTTAAACCTTTCAGTTGATCTACGGTCCTACCAAATTCTCCAACCAAGGAATCTTTAATTTTTGTACCGAGTTTGTCGATGTACTCAATTGATTTATCAACAAAATCTATAATTGATTGTAGGATTTGCCCGGCAAAGTTTTTAATTACTTCGGCCCCTTTCTGGAAGTCATTCCAGAATTGATCCCAGGCTTCCCGCATGAGGGTGAAATTGAGTTGCGATTTCTCAGCTATTGTGGTCCAGAGGTCGACAAAAAACGCCTTGATCCCACCCCAATTTTCGTAGATTTCATATGCGATAACAGACAAAGCTCCGATGATTGCAATTACAGCTCCGGCTGGAGTAAGCAGAGCTAAAAAAGCACCGATTAATAATTTGACTCCACCCAACATCACCGAAAGCCCGGATGCGATTGGTCCTAAAATCGCGAGCAGCGGGCCGGCGATGGTGACAAAAGCTAAAACCGCTACAGTAAAATTTTGAACGGCTGGACTAAGAGTTGCGAACCATTTTCCTAAATCGGTAATTTTATTAGCGAACTGTTCAACCTCTTTCATCGCTGCTAAAACTGCAGGCTTAAATCCTTCTATTAACGCTATCGCGGCTGTTTCTACCGAGCCCATCATTTGCTCAAATCCGCCCTTTAGGCCCTGTCTTAGGGTTGCTGCCATGCGTTGGGCTGCTCCGTTATCTTTGTCGATTGCTTGGGTCAAGGCATCGAGGGCCGGAGCGCCGGAGTCTACTAGGGCCTGCCAGGCCGTTGCGGCCTCCACTCCCACGAGCTTTGTGACTTGGGCAAGGTTTGCGTGCTTCTGTTGTAGCTGCCCAATAATGTCCACCAATGGCCGTATCTTGCCGGCCCCGTCGGTTAGCTGCAGGTTTAGCGCACTAATGACTTCCTGGGCCTGTTTTGTGGGTTTAATAAAGCGAATTATCCCCATCCTAAGCGCCGTTCCGGCCTGGCTACCCTTGATGCCGGCGTTTGAAAGGAGCGATATAGCGGCTGCAGTTTCTTCAAGCGAGCGCCCGGTCGCATAGGCAACAGGCCCTACATATTTTAAAGATTCAGCCAGATCTTGAATATTTAAAACTCCGCGCGCGGAAGCGGACGCTAAAACGTCAGCTACTTCTGCCGATTTCTCAGCGCTTAAGTGGAAGGCTCCCATTGTAGTAACGGCAATCCCGCTCGCCTCGGCCACTCCTACTTGCGCTGCAGCAGCGAGATCTAATACTCCCGGCATCGCGGCCATGATTTGTTGGGTATTGAAGCCGGCAGCGGCGAGCTCTGCCATCCCGTCGGCAGCTTGCTTTGCGCTGAATTGAGTTTTCTTTCCGAGTTCTAATGCTTGATTTTTTAGAGCATCTAAGTCCGAGCCGGTGATATCTCCGAGCGCTGAAACTTTATTCATTGATGCTTCAAAATCTGCGGCGGCTGTGAGTGCGTATTTGCCTATGGCGGCAAGCGGGAGCGAGATTCCGACCGACATTTGGTTCCCTATCGAGGACCAGCGCCTGCCCATGCGCACGAGGCCCTTTTCGCCCTTATTCATGGCGGCCATAAATTTGTCGACGGTTGCACTGAACTCGACAAACAATGAACCAATTTTTTTGCCCATTTATTCCGCCTTCTCTCTTACTTCAGCTACTGCATTGAAATGAGGAACAATTACATTTTCGAAGAGATGCCGCAGCTCCGCCGGCGACTTTTTCTCCGCGCGCTTATACTTTTCCTTGTATTGTGGCATAAAATCATACCACTTGAACGGTGTCTTTTTCTTTTTGCTGTCCCGATTGGCGTTGGCGATGGTCGATGCTATGATTCCAAAGCCGTAATCACGGAACTCCATTGAGAGTTCGTGCTGTTTTTGAAGGGCAAAAAATTGGGCCGGGGTGAGCGCCCAAAACTGTTCGGGGCTTAATTTGAAGGTGTAGACGCCGGTTGCGAGGAGGTTGAGCCAGTCGATGTCGACGTCATCCTCGCTGCTTTCTCCGCCAGATCCCGGCCTGTCTCGTTTAGTTTTTTTTTCTGATCTTCGATAGCCTTAAGATCATCTTCCCCAAGATGAGGCATTGCGGCATCAAGTGCCAAATTAATTAAATCTTTCAGGTCGGCAAAAACGACACCCAGGGAAACCACATCGAGCAGTTCTCCGACTTCCTCTTGAGTGAGCTCTGGACTTTCGGCAATCAAACCGGCCCAAAGTAAAAGGCGAACGTCCCGGACTCCAAGGTCTTTCCAGTTGACGGATTTGAAAGTACAGAGTCCGTTTAAATTGAAAATAAATTTACGGGGCTTATCGAGTTTAAGGAAGATTTCCGGGCGTGCCTGTTTAGCGTTTGACATAAATTAAAAGAAAATACCCCCAGCAAGCAGCTTGCCGGGGGTCTAAAATAATTCAGTTTAAGGTGTAACGGTTATCGGTCCTGTAACCTTTAGGGTCGCAGAGGCCGATAATTTATCATCGATTGCAGCGCTTGGTTCGAAGCCAGTAACGAATGCACCGAAGGCCCATGTGGTAGCAGGGCTATCGGTCCAAACTAATTGCCAGTTTCTACGAACTCTATTCACCATATCAGTTCGAATCCCTCTCTGTCCGGTGTTCCCTGGAAGAAAGTTAAAGTCGAGAGACAGTTCGCCAGAATCACAAAGACTTGCAATGTACTCACGGAACGCATTGGGCGATTCCATGTGTGTTGCGTCGATGAGTTCAAGAGATCCGCCCGGTCCACCGATTCCAGTTACTTCAGCAACCGTAGTAAAAACTTCGGTTCCATCTGTACCGCCCGACGTTGCTGTAACGGTTCTTGCCGTGATGGTTCCTGTGCCATCCCCCGGTGTCGCGCCGTAATCCGCATCGAAGTAAGTATCAAAAGTTGCGTTAGAATAAAGATAAGCAATCACCATCGCAACCGTTGCCGTGGTCGGCGCGGTTATTGAAACGGCGGTGCTTGTAATTGAAGTCGTAACAAAAGAAGATCCAGAGACAACAACGGTGACGTTACTTCCGTTCCCGGCTGTTCCTGCAGTCTTTGCTTTAATACGAATTTTTGCAGTTGAGGTTCCCCACTCAACTTGCGCTTTGGCTCCGGCACCTACTCCGCCGTCGCCTCTTTTTAGTAAAACTCCAAACCCGGAAGTTCCAGTTGTTGCTGCCATTTTTTATCTCCTAAAAATCAATATTGATAATGAACCCGAAAATCCATAGCGATATGAAATTCTTCAGTTACAAAAATTTCCTCTTGGTCGTCGACTACATCGTAGTCATCCAAAAGCAAAATCGCCTGAACATTCACGGTCGCTATGATTCCCCGGTACCCTGAGAGAATCCTCTCAACCTCTCCGGCTATTTGTTTTGTCAGCGGGTAATTCCCCCCGAAAACATCTATTCGAATTCGCGCCTTCGCGTATCCACTTGCGGCTTGGAGGGAGTATACTCTCCCGGCCTCCACTCGAAAATAGACAATCGCAGGGGCACCTACTTTTTGATCCCTTCTCCCGGCTGGAAAGATTTTGTCCGCCGGCACTAGCCCCGTCAGGGTAGCGTCGGCTGCCAGTAATGCATATATGGCCTTTTCTGCGCTCATATTGCTCTCTGAATCCCCTTCCACAACTCAGCAGCGTAAGTATCAACCACTTTTTGTTCGCTGTCATCAACAGCCGGAGCAAAAAAAGGTCGAGCTTTTACAAATCCGCGCCTTCGTAATCTATTGAAAAATTTCGGGGGTTTGCCAAATCTACCTCCGGGAATATGTGGCTGCTTTTGCCAGAGCACAAGTTTGTGACCAAATTCTAAAAGGTGAGCGTGGAATCCGCCTTTCTTCTGTGTGTAAATTGTTGTGACCGCCACGTCTTTGCCCATGCGCGCGCCGTCGGTCGCTTGCTGAACTGAGGCTATAAGATTCCCGGTCCGTTTGCGTATGCCGGCACTTGGAATGTGGTCCAGAACTGATTGGCGGATAACTTTGCCGGCCACCATCACGGCCTTACGATTAATTTGCCACTGAACAGTTTTGGCAAGTTTCCTCATAGCAGCGCGAAGCTCTTTGTCGCCCTTCACTGTTATTTTGAAATTGCCTCCCACTATCAATCCTCCGACTCTGCAAAAATATCCATCAAAATTTTTCGAAACTCTGCCGGCTCATTGATTGAACGTATATTATAAATTACATCCAAATAGTTAACCCTCATTTGGGAAGTTATGCTTGAGTCGTACTGAGTTTCAAAAACTAAAATTTTCTGAGAGCGGACGGTGTTGCCCTCAAAATCTTCCATCGCCCTAGAGTAAGGCTTAATTGAAGCCCACAGTTTTTTGTGAGTCCTCCACTCTTTATTTGTTCCACCATAGGTAGTGTTGTCGGTTTCAATTTCCTTCTCTATGGTGATTCTTTTATCGCGCATGCCCGCGCGCGCGCGTTTCATTTAAAACCTCAAATCTCTATAAGGGAAAAGCAAAGTCTCTGCCCCGTTTGGTATCTTAGTAATGATAGTTCCCACTAAGCTATCTTCTTTGTTTGCATACCAGTGGCCAATCATTAAGTGCATTGCCTGCTTAATTTCAGCTGGAACAGAATTTGCGCTTGGATACCCGCATGTAAATTCTATTTGCACGCCCTCGACTCTACCAAGTTCGACCGCCGGCCAGATTTCTCCGTACCGTAAGTGAATTGCAGCGGGCGTGTCGCTACAGACATCTGAAATTGGAAGCCCCGAAACTTGATAGCCGGTAGTTGGACTGAGGGTTTGAAGCACGGCTTCAGAATCGTAATATTTTACACTCGTAACAGCGCGGCATGGTGGGTATGGAAGTTCAATACATCCGAGCCCTTTAGGGAATCCGTTGTAGCGCGCTATCCAAGTTTGCGGCATTAGCACGCGCCGGGTGACCGTTTCGACGGTACGCCGGGCCACAACAATTAATCGACTCAGATCATCGTTATCATCTTCGCTGTCAACGTGAAGATTAAACCGAACTTCTTCGAGCGTTATTGGCTCGGCACTAGGTGGTGTTTTGAGAACGTAATCTTCCAATCGGGATCTCTGAAAAAAGACGCGCCTTGTTAGGGCGCGCCCCCCATGTGTGTGGAGTCTTATGCAATAACTGTTGGTGCGTCAGATCCTTGGTAACGTGGTTCTGATAGAACTATTTCTACCGAACCAGTAACGGGATCGTTAACTGCCTCTACGCTTTTCAGATAAACGAACGGTTTGTTGGCTGGCAATGAAGCAGAATAAACCGCTAACATATAAAGCCTATCCGTTCCCGGTGTAGTATCGAAACCAGCAGCCGCAGCATCGGTAATTGCTCCCCATGCATCTCCGCCAGCACCAGCACCCGAAGCGCCAACTTGATACTTGAACGGGATTGCTACTGGATTAGTTCCAGCGGCATCATCGCAAGCCAAGATGGTCAAAGTTGCCTTGCCGGTCGTACCGCCCGCTTGGTGTACGAGAAAGCCAACTTGATTATGATACGTTGCCCTTACAATGTCGGTCGCGGGACCAGTGTCCCAACGGTCGGCAGCGGGAGCTAACCCTTTTACAAATTTTACAATTTCTTGAAGTAAAGCACTCATTTTTTCCTCACTAATTCTGTTTTTAAAATTGAGCGGGCCAAGGGCACCCGCCTAGCTCGGTTCGCTTATCGTGCAGCCAGCGCGATATACGGACTTTGCGTTTGCGTTCCCTTGTAAGGGGTCAGCGCAGAACTCCACGAAGGTTGACCGTCTACACGGTAAACGAATCGGAAGCATGTTTCGTCGTAGTCGAATCTGACATGGATCGAAGAGGCAGTTTTCAATCCGCCTTTATCAATCATCAGGTACTGCGACAAATCTACCAGCAACAAGTCACCAACATCTCCGATGCTAGAAGCTTGCTCGATGAACAGAATCGGCTTGCCAAATAATGTATCAAACGGCTTACCAGAAGCACCGCCGGCAGGTAAATAAACTGGCACGTCCGAGCTTGCGCCGGCGAGAACCATTTTAAATAATTGCGGTATGATGTTTTGGTTGGCAATCCAAACTGCATTCGGATAACTACGAGCAAACAATCGCGAGTACATATTGATGATGTTCAGATACAAAATCGTATCTGCGCTTTGTCCGCCTTCAGCCGCTACAGAAACTAACGCAGCAGCGTTAAGAATCCCAAGTGGCTTTCCGACTCCGTCGCCTCTCTAATTATGGCTTCCAAAGCGACTGCATCTTCAAGTAGTTCGTCGGTTGCATAACACAATCCAACAAGCTTATGAAGTTTCATCGCCATCTCGCGGAATTTTGGCTTGCTCTTAGTTTTCTGAGCGGCCTCATCTGCCCAATAGGTTTGCACTCCACCCCATCTAGATCCGTCCGCGCGGCTGGTTTCATCCACACCGAACATTCGAAGTCCATTGGCATTTGCGCTGATTGGAATTCTCTTAACTCTTGCAGCGAGAACGCCGGTTTCATAGGCGCGCTTTAAAAGTTCTTTCGAGAAATCATCTTGCACCAAGAATCCGCCGTCCTGTCCTACTCCTTCGCTCATGCCGGTTGCGGCTCGAACTTGGATTAGACGTGGGTCGACAAATGGAGTTCCACGCGATTCCGCACGGGCGACAGCAATCAGCTGTTCTCCAAAAGATTCAAAGCCGCGCTTCTCTGGGTCTTTTTTACCAGGCAAAGCAGGGTCGGCCTTTTCTTCTTTTTTATCCGATTCGGTACGGAATCCAGACAGTTCTTCTTTTCTTGTGATTTCAGCGACCGTATCGTTGTGCTCTTTTTTGAGCGCATCGAACTTTGAACGCTGTTCGTCGGTCATGGGCTTCCCGGATTCGTCGGCCTGTTTATCAAGATTCTCCATCTCGACAACCAACTCTCCACGCCTTTGTTTTAATTTTAAAAGGGCTGACATTATTTTCTCCTTAAAGTTGAGGACGCCGGAGAAAAATGTCTGGAAATTTTAGACAGAGTCCTACCGTCGCCACTAAAATTTTCGTTTTAGGTGCTTTGATAACGATAGTCCTCGTATTGAGGGTGGCTTGTTATCGATGCGTTGCCTGTTCAATCAACGGAAGGAACATGCGCCGCGCCAATGGGGTGACTTTCTCAGAACTTATAAAATCTTACAAGAGGGATTTTGCGCGGATGATATCGAGCTTACGTTTGCGGCTCTCGCTGGCTGCAGCTAGGGCAGCGGGGTCTAGGTTTAGTTTTGCGAGTCCTTGCTCGAAAATCCCTCGTGCTTCCGCCGTAGTATCCGGGTACGCCGGCCAGGCAACGAAGCTCATTTCCCATAAATCAACATCGAGCAGGGTGCGAATGTAGTTCTTCTCCTCAGTCACTTGCCACTTTTCTTCTCGAACTATAAATCCGATGGAGCAGCTTGTAATCCTACGCGCGCGTATATCCTTAGCTAAATCTTGCCCCATGTGTGTGTCCGGGGGTTGGAATTCATAATTTAGACCACGGTCATCTTCCCAAAGTTTTAGATCATTCGCTATGGTGCGGCCCACAACAAGGCCCGTGTCGTGGTCCCGAAGTGCGAACACGTCCGGCTTATCTTTTAGGGTTCTGGTAAAACATCCGGGCGCATAACGCTCAATGTAATAACCAAAATCAACAGAATCAGAATTGAAGGGAGCGGCGATGCCTGTAACCTTCAGAGAATTATCTTCTCTCACTTCGAATTCAAAATTAGGTACGTTTCTTTTTAATAAGTTTTCCATTTGATTCTACTTTAAACAATTTGAGCGTCTTGAGATACTTCCTTTTTGGCGGCGGCCTTAACTGCAGCGGTAAACTCCTTCCCTAATTTTTGAGAATAAATTGCTCGCTCTTTCGCTGACAATTCATTTTCAAGAGCGCGGTCCGAATAAAATTTAGCAAATTTCTCGACAACTTTTTGACTTTCCACGTCAAAAAATTCTGGTTCTATGCAATTTTCCCCCCGATCTTGCATCTCACGAGCGGCTAAATCGATGAATAATTGGGCGGCAGGGGCGAGCCGGAGCGTTAAAAATTCCTTTTGCTCGCTCCTAATTTGCGGCAGCGCCGTTTCTAAATTCCCCTTTTTTGCTGCAGAACGCATCGAATTCTGCTGTTTTATCAGATAAACGTCGAAATGCTCTGAGAAGAGCTCCAAAAACCGGCCTTCCGTGCGCTCAAAATTGAGGGGCCTTGTCTTACCCTCTGCCTTTTTTGCCGGCTCAGTTGGGGTTTTTGTGGCCGTATTATCGACCGGGCGATCCTTGGCGAACTCGATATTCTGGAAATTTATAGGGACAATTCGGAGTCCGCCGCCGTCGGCATCTCCGAGTGGGTTCATGTTTTCGATGCGCCGCCACTCATTGGTGCTAATTATCCCCTGCTCTCTTTGAATTTTCAGCGCTTCGTTCCTGGATTTTTGGTCACCCTTTAAGAGTGCGTAATATAAAATTTCAGCGAAGTAACTAACCTGTTCTTTCTCACTTAAAAGTTTCCACCAAATTTCGGCCTGCCATCTCTCCCCATAAGGGACGAGCGAGTCAGTTACAAAATCAATATTTTGCGTTTCGATGTTAGCGTACTTGGCGTTTGTGAGATCTCCGACTTTGTGGCCGGGCACCCGGAGCACGCCGCAGACTCTTTGTGAAGTTCTTAAGACTTGGTCCGTGAATTGAGCGTCGACAGCGGTCATGGAAATTTTTTCCCATGTCAATCCTTCCTCCAAGATTGCAACCTTGCCGGCATTGCGCGGTCCGCTATACGCTTTGCGCCACGAATCGAGAACCCGGTCTTGAGCTTTTTTATCTTTGAATTTTGCCGGGTGTTTCAACACTCCACTGAGGGCGGTCCCGTTTTTAAACATGGAAGCGGAATAATTTTCCTGAGCCATTGCGGTTTCCATCAACATACGTTGGTGGTTGATGGCGGTGGTCCCGTTGATCCCGTCACTCGAGAAAATTTTAATGTGAAAGATATCTTCCGGCGCGAGAATCCTAGTTTGCCCGGCTTCGTTGCGGGTTTCGTAGTAGAGTTCTCCCTGCTTATCAATCTTCGCCAATGTTAAATCCGGGTTGAGTGGAATCAGTTCTGCGATTGCCGCTCCTTTGGTACGAATAATTTCTGCCAGCGCATTACCTCTTAGGTCGAGATGCCAGCCGAGCATTTCTGAAAAATCCTGCCATGACTGCCATCGATTGGCGCGTTTAAAAATTCTTGAGACCGGGTGCTCCGGGTCCGGCTCCCTTCCACCATCAGAAGTCCTCTTATAAAGCATCATCGGGAGTGCTGCGAGGGACTCTGTGCGCGCGCGTATGCAGGCAAAAACGGTGCAAATTTGCATCGCGTTATCGGGGGTTACTCTTATGCCGGCGGACCGGGCACTTGCGATAGCTTCCCCCACGAAGCCTTCTTCATCTATGTTTGAGCGCTTTAGGAATGAGCGGAGAGTGGGGAAGCCGAAAATTTCCATTAGTATTAATGATACGGGTTGGCGTTTGAGCAAACAAGCGGCTATTAGCCTTCGGCAACGAGAAGTCCTCTTTCGTCGTATACCGAGCCGGCGTCATTTACGCTTGCCCTACCGAGCGCCATTATCAACGCCACGATTCCGTCAATCTTACCTGAGCTTTTCTCTTTTGTCGGCTTAATATTTCCAGCCGCATCACTGTCGACTGCCACGTTGCGCGCCATCCAAGTCGTAACTGGATTATTCCCGTGTTGCAAGCCGCCTGATAGAATTAAAGTATCAAGTTCTTTCGTCGGTGCGCTCATTGAAGCATATCCTTGACGAAACGGCACGACTGTAAATCCATCACCATCAAGTTGTGTCATCAATTGCTGCGCGTTCCAAGGATCCATCGCAATTTCTTTTATATCGTAAAGCTCTGCAATTGTTTTTGTGACAGTAATTCTAATTCGGTCATAATCGATAACGTTTCCGGGGGTCGCAGTGAGCGCGCCGGCGTCAGCCCACTTGTTATAGAGAATCCGGATTTTGCGACTGTTGGCTTTCTCAGCACCCGTGGTGCCTTGCCGGTTGAGCATTTTTATTAAATCTTTTGGTGCCCAATGCCACCACAGAGCAGCATAATTTCTTATTAGTTCATATCCCTCATCGTCGAGTTTAATTGTTTCACGTCTTTTCTCCGCTTCGTCGATGGTGAGTCCCTCTAAGATTTCATCAATGTGTTTTCCTCTTTTTAATTCGCGCGGGAAGCAGGCGCAGCAAGAAGAGATGTCGCGGTTGCTGGATAAATCTAGCCCCAGGTAACAACTTTCCCCAATTAAGGATTCTAAATCGATAGGTTTTTCGCCGCATTTTTTCCAGTTCGCCATCTGTATGAACCGGCTCTCTTGCTCGGTCCATTGGTTTAACTCGAGCCGGCGGAATGTGTTTTCATACGACGGACTGTTTTGTGCCCGGTCGCATTCCGATTTCATGTACTCAAAAGATTTACTTTTACCAAGACCGGGGTTCACTTGATACCAAACTTTCGGGTCCGTCCAATCAATTTCGTCCTCTTGTTCTATGTCCTCCTCATCGTCGCTTGCGTTTTCGCCGGGCGATGGGATTCCAAACATAATCGGCAAAAATTCTTCATCGACAAATTCTTGGTTGCGAATTCCAAGAGCGTACTCGTGAACTTCCCAACAAATTGATTCTTTGTCGTGGCCGGCAGTGGTCATGGCCATGATGAGCGGTTGAGATCTTGCGCTGATTGAAGTTGTCAGGGTATCCCAAAGTTCACGCGATTTTTGGGTGTGAAGTTCGTCAAATAAAATCGCGTGAGAATTTTTTCCGTGTTTATTTGGAGCGTCAGCCGAGAGCACTTTATAAGAACTCCCGGTTTCAATATCAACAATGGAACGCTGATAAACCGTACACATCTCTCGGAGCTTCTCAGAAAAATGCACCATTTTTTTTGCTACATCGAACACGATTGCTGCTTGCTCCCGGTCGGCTGCAGCTGAATATACTTGCGCTCCAATTTCGCCGTCGCACAGCAACATATACAAAGCGACACCCGATGCTATGATTGATTTGCCGTTTTTACGTGGAAGGAAAACATAGACGCGACGATATTTTCTTAAACCATCCGAGCAACGCTTTACTCCGAAGATTTCTCGGAGCATGTCCCGTTCCCATTGGTCGAGAACGAATTTTTGACCGGCAATCGGCCCCTCTACGTGGTGAACGTAGTGTTCAAAAAAATCTATTATTGATTGGGCGGCGGCCTCATCGAAGTAGTATTTTCCTTCCCACTTCTTTGGCCAATTTTCAGCGGTGCCGATGCGCCGGCCATGAAGAATTATTTTGTCCGCGCTATATAAAAATTTAACCCGCGCGTCGCCCGAACGCGCTTTGCTGCGCTTTTTGTTCCCCTTCGTTTCCTTTTTCTTTGCTACCATAACCAATTCCGGCAATTATTCTGGACCGCGCTGCGGGGGTTAACCCGAACTCACTCATCAGTTTGTGCGCGCGCTCAAGAGCAATGTATTTAATTTTGAAGTAAGGGTTGATTGCTGCATCTCCGTTCTGTTTTTTTACTACCAGGCCCCAGGTTTTTTGCTTCTCTACCGCCTCCTTTAAGTCCGCCATTGCCACGCACAAAGAGGCCAGGGCGTTGCGGTCCGCCACCGTCATCACCCGCATGTTGATGACTAGCTTTATAAATTCCCGCCAGAAGATTTTCGCCTCCGGCGTTAGCCAGGCCGGACACGCAGGCGCTTTTTTATCGGGCTGCGGTTCATCCTCGTTTAAGGGATATCTTCCGGGGTTCCCCGCAACAATTTTTAACTGCGTAGGCTTTGGCGGGGGGCCTCTCATTGTACTTCCTTTGAATGAATAATTTCTAAATCAAGTCCACCGTGCAAAATTAAAATAGCAACCCTACCTTCCAACCCGAAACGCTTCACGAAAAGGTTCTCTATGGTTTGATACATTTTCTCGGCAACGTCTTTGCTGAGAACGTCTTTGGTTTTAATTACTATAGTATCTCCCGGCTCTAAATTAATTTTTTTAATATCTTCTATTTCGAAATTCATTTACGCCTCCGCTCAGAAGCAATCTGGTCGAACGTTTTTTTTGTTCCCTCAAGGGTCGCCGGGCGACCAGAGAACTCCTGCCATCTCTGCACAATTACATCGACATAGCGCGGGTCTAAGTCGGTGCCGTAGCAGCGGCGCTTGAGTTTTTCTGCGGCGATTAATGTAGAACCACTTCCGAGAAAAGGGTCCAGAACTAATTCGCTTTGGGTGCTGGAGTTTGTTATCGCGCGCAGCGCAAGCTCCACTGGTTTTTGTGTTGGGTGAACGTATCTCCCGGCGTCCTTACTTACTTGCCAGAGAGTGCCGTTTCTTTCCTCAGAATATAAAACAAACGATTGTTTGACGGCTAAGCGAACGTTCCTAAGCTTGCCGGCCTTCGGTTCGGCGCCTTTTATAAAAAGTTTGCCGCCATCACCGTCGCTTATTAAAATCCCTTTACCGAGCGTGGTTGCCTGCTCTCTGTCATCACTAAAAGTTACCCGCCACACATTAGGCTCATCTCTGCCACCTAAAAATCGTGGCTTCTCTCCTGCTTTCGCCGCATAAAAACAAGGCTCATAGGTGTTGCGGTAGTCCTGATTCCCTAGAACCATTCCGGGCTTAGCCCATATCAAATACTGCAGCTCCTGCAATCCGGCTATCTTTAAAGCGTGCGCAAAATCCTCGCGCGTTTGATGGCCGTGCCAAATATAAAAGGCAGCGTTATCGCGCGCGTATTTCGCTGACAATTTTAATGCAGGTATGAGCAGGTCTTTGCATAAATTATCCCGACGCAGGTCGTCGCCTTCAATCTCGTCAAATTCTTCTGACTCATAACTAATCCCGTACGGCGGGTCTGTGAATACTAAGGAGGCAAGATCTCCGTTCATAAGTTTTTTAAAGTCAGCCGCCACTGTACACGATCCGCACATCACACGGTGCTCTCCCATTAGCCACACGTCTTGAAGTTTAGATGTGGGTTTCCCTTTTACGACTCCGGGCGTGTGGTCATCAGCCGTGTTGCCGCCGGCTGAGTCCTCGCCAAAAATATCGGACAACTCTCCGTCGCTAAAAGCTAAGAGCTCCATGTCAAACCCTTCGGCCTTTAATTCTTTAAGTTCAATCTGCAGCATGTGAACGTCCCAGGCGGCGTTCATCGGAATCTTATTATCAGCGATAAGGAGCGCCCGCTTTTGTGTCTCGGTTAGGTGCTTTAGAACCACCACGGGCACTTGCTTCATGCCTAGTTTCTTGGCCGCTTTTACTGAACCGTGCCCGGCAATGATTTCATCCTGGGCGTCTATGTAAATTGGTTTAATGAAACCAAATTCCTCAATGCTTTTTACAATTTGCTCCACTTGCTCATCACTATGCACGCGCGAATTGCGAGCACTCGGAAGCAATTCGGTGACGTTTCTAAGCGTGATTTTGATTTGGTTTGTGCTCATTAATTATTTTCCATTTTTCCAAAGCTTTAAAAAAATTCTCCGCATCTACTTGCCTGTCGCAATTGTAGCAGTGAATTGAACAATAAGAATCGAGATCAAGCTCGCTGCGCTCGGCCCGTTGTAGTTGAATGGTGACCGAGCAGTTGCAGTTTTTACAATTATCAACCTGTTCAAAAAAATTATCGAGGCCAAGCGTTTTTGATTCTTTCTCTGTCATTACTTTTTGCTCGTAAGCCGCAGAGGCTTCTTTCTCAGCACCACAGTGCGGGCAGCAATTAATTAGTTTTGCAGTTGCGCTGATATCAATTTGCGGTGCTAAAATTTCTATCGCAGCAATCGGATCTTCTAAATGTTCAAGCTGTAAATAAACTCCGAGCACGTTTTCAATTTCTTGCCCGGACTCGACGTGAATAATTTTTGTGCGGCTTTTGCCGTTTGAAACGATGCGAACTTTCACGGTTTGCGCCTCCTAACAC